ACCAAACTCCGCGCGCACTCGATGGGGCTGGCCAGACGCTGTTCCGAGGCTCGCGCGCGCGTCTCCGCTGCGGCGATCCGTTCCAGCGTTCGCGCCTCGGTCTGGGCCAACTCGCTGCTGATGGCTGCCAGGCGTTCCTGATAGCCGCCGAAGATGAATCGGCCAGCCGGGATCACGGCGCCGCGTGCCTCGAAGAAGGCCCACACCGCAGCCTCCCACTCCACGTCGAGTCGGCGCAGCCAGGCGCGATCGGCCCGCTCCCGGCTCACGGGCGAGAGCAGCCAGGTGTAAACCGGCAGCCTCAGGATCGGCACGCAGGGCTGTTCCAGGACGCGCCCTCCGGCGCAGACGACCCGAAACATCCGGGTGCCATAGCGCCACCCGTCGCGCAGCAGTTTCTCGCGCTGCCACGGCCAGGCGAGCCCCAGCCGCTCGACGATGGGCGCCATTGGCACGTAGTAGCGCCCATCGACCTCGATGACGGAGACGCTCTCACCGGCGTCCAGCGGCAGGGCAATGATCGGGTGATCCTGGCTCACGGGTTCTCTCCTGTCAGAGCCCCCGCACCGGGCGGGGGGCGGCCGGGCGCTGAAAACCGCGAGCAAGGGGCGGCGGGTTGATTCCCCCCGGAGGGGTCTTGTATTCACCGCACGCCCGGCCAGAGACGAAACCTGGGCACGACAGAACCGCGAACTCTCGGGCGCGGGGACCGCTCGGCTCGGGTGTTTTCAGCACCTGGACGCAGTGTCGCCGCCCGCCGCCCACCCCGTTAATGCCGCACAAATCATGCAGAAGCCATCATGATTGATCCAAATCAAATTCCCGCCACCCCCGAGCGGAACGAAATCGCCACCACCCGCGACGGGCGCGACATCACCCGCGGCTACATCCTGCCGATGGCCTCCCTCGCCCCCCAGGACGAGGTGCTGGCGGCCCGGGGCGCGGGCAACTACACGCTGTACCGCGAGGTGCTGCGCGACGACCAGGTGGCGGCGGTGTTCGCCCAGCGGCGCCTGGCGGTGACCTCCTGCGAGTGGGAGGTGCGCCCCGGCGGCGAGAAGCGCCTGGACCGCCAGGCCGCGGAGTTCCTGAAGGAGCAGTTGAAGCGCTTGTCCTGGGACGCCATCACCGAGCGCATGTTATACGGCGTGTTCTACGGCTACGCGGTGGCCGAGTGCCTGTGGGGGCGCGAGGGCGCCCGGGTGACGCTGGAGGCCATCAAGGTGCGCGACCGGCGCCGCTTCGCCTACGACGGCGAGATGCGCCTGCGACTGCGCACCAGCGCGGCCTACGAGCCCGGCGAGCTCCTGCCTCCCGCTAAGTTCTGGAGCTTCTGCACCGGGGCCGATCACGACGACGAGCCCTACGGCCTGGGGCTCGCCCACTGGCTCTACTGGCCGGTGTTCTTCAAGCGCCACGGCGTCAAGTTCTGGCTCATCTTCCTGGAGAAGTTCGGTATGCCCACCGGCCTGGGCAAGTATCCCGCCGGCACCTCGCCCTCCGACCAGGCGAAGCTGCTGGAGGCGGTGCAGGCCATCGCCACCGACTCCGGGGTGATCGTCCCCGACGGCATGCTCCTGGGGCTGGTGGAGGCCGCCCGCTCGGGCACCGCGGACTACACCGCGCTCGTCAACATGATGAACGCGGCCATCGCCAAGGTGGTGCTGGGACAGACGCTGACCACCGAGGCGGTGGGCGGCCAGTACAAGGCCGAGGTGCAGATGGACGTGAGGCAGGACCTGGTCAAGGCCGACGCGGATCTCGTGTGTCAGTCGTTCAACCGCTCGGTGGCGAAGTGGCTCACCGAGTGGAACTTCCCCGGCGCCGCCACCCCCGAGGTGTGGCGCCTGGTCGAGAAACCCGAGGACCTCTCCGAGCTGGCGACCCGCGACAAGACCCTCAGCGAGGTCGGCTACAAGCCCACCCTCGCCCGGGTCCAGGAGACCTACGGCGAGGGCTACGAGCCGGCGGCGCCGGTGGGAGCGCCCCCTTCGTCCGTTCGTCCTGAGTTTGTCGAAGGACGAACGCTCAGGACAGGCTTGGGCGCTCCCACAGGAGAGGGGGCGGAGTTCGCCGAGGCCCCGGAATTCCCCGACCAGGCGGCGCTCGACGCCGCGATCGACGCCATCGGCGCCGGCGAGCTGAACGCCCAGGGCCGCCGGCTCCTCGCCCCCATCGTCGAGCGGCTGCGCGAGGGCATGGACCCCACGGATCTGCTGGGCTGGCTCGCCGAGGCCTATCCCGAGATGGACGATGGCCGCCTGCAGGAGACCCTGGCGCGCATGATCTTCGCCTCCGAGTTGTGGGGCCGGCTCTCCGCGCGCGAGGAGTTGTGAGTGCCTGAGCCCACCGCCGCCGACCTGCGGGTGGCGTTCCGCCTGCCGCCGCGCGACGCGGTGCGCTTCTTCGAGGCGAAGGGCTACCGCATCACCTGGGACTGGCGCGAGATGGAGGGCGAGGCCCATGCCAAGGCGTTCACGGTGGCCCGCGCCTCGCGCCTCGACATCCTGCAGGACATCCGCGGCGCCGTGGACACGGCGCTGAAAGAGGGCAGGACCGAGCGCTGGTTCGTGGACACCCTGAAGCCCGTGCTCCAGGCCAAGGGCTGGTGGGGGCGCGAGATCGAGCCCGAGACCGGCGAGATCCCGCACCCCGGGCCCACGGGGCGCGCCCCGATGCTGGGGAGCCCGCACCGGCTGCGGACCATCTACCGCACCAACCTGCAGAGCGCCTACATGGCGGGGCGCTGGAAGGCGATGGACGCGGCCCGCGCCACCCACCCCTACCTCCAATATGTGGCGGTGCTCGACTCCAGGACCCGCCCCGGCCATCGGGCGATGCACGGGAAAGTCTTCCGCGCCGACGACCCAATCTGGCACACCCACTCGCCGCCCCTGGGGTTCAACTGCCGCTGCCGCCTGCGCCCGCTCACCGCCCGCGCGGTGGAGCGCGAGGGCCTGGCGCCCTCCAGCTCCGAGGGGCACCTCACCGAGGTCGAGCGGCCGATGAGCGCCCGCGATCCGAATGGGCCGCAAACCATCGTCACGGCGTACAAGGGGCCGGGCATGCAGCGCGCGGTCGCCCCCGACCCGGGGTGGAACTACAACGTGGGGGAGGCGTGGACGAAGCCCTTCACGCCGCCGCCGCTGGACACGCTACCCAGGACCTTTCCCGAGGGCGTCCCCCTCCCTGACCTGCCGGCGCCCGCGAAGATCGAGGCCTCGCGGCTGCTGCCCGAGGGGCGCGCGCCCGAAGAATATGCGCGAGCGTTCCTGGCGGAGTTCGGCGCGAGCGAGCAGAAGCCGCTTGTCTACAGGGACGTGGCGGGCGATCCGGTGGTGATAGACGACGCGCTGTTTCGGGATGGAGCGGGCAACTGGAAGGCGGCGAAGGGCGGGCGCGGTCCTTATATGCGGCTGCTCGCCGATGCCGTTCGGGTGCCGGATGAAATCTGGCTGCGTTGGGAGGAGTCGCGCGATGCGCCTGGAAAATGGCTGCTCAAGCGACGCTACATCAAGACCTTCGAAATCGATGACGGCGCAGGCACCGATACACAATACGGCCTGGCCGTGTTCGAGATAGGCAAGGATGGCTGGACGGGATCGACGGCGATGATCGCAAAACCCGACCGCAGCCCCGCGGCGAGAGCGCGCTACATCGCGCAGCAACGCGATGGCTTCCTGCGCTACAGAAAATGAAAGAGCCCATCGCGCCGCCCCACGATGAGCCACTGTGCGGTTCCTTTGGACGCGTCGGGCGGGAGCTTGTCCGACCGCAATCAGTGATTCCACTATAGCCGGGATCGAGCGCCGTGATCAAGATCGAGGTTGACGACCGGGGCGTGATCGCCGCCCTGAACGAGCTGCTGCGCCGGGGCGGGGACCTCTCGCCGGCGATGGCATCCATCGGCGCCGAGCTGCTCTCCCTCACCGAGGGCGCCTTCGCCGCGCAGGGGCCGGGCTGGCCGCCGCTCGCCCCCTCCACCATCAAGGGGCGCGAGAAGCGGGGCAAGTGGCCCGGCAAGATGCTCCAGCTCTCCGCCGGCGGTCTCGCCGCCTCGATCCAGGTGGAGTCCGGGGCGGATTACGTGGAGATCGGCAGCGCCAAGGAGTACGCCGCCATCCACCAGTTCGGCGGCCAGGCGGGGCGCGGCCACCAGGTCACGATCCCGGCGCGCCGCTATCTGCCCGTGAGCGCCCAGGGCGAGCTCGGCGCCGAAGCCCGCGAGAGCATCCTCGACATCCTGAACGACTACCTCGCGCAGGCGTGGAAGGGTTGAGACTCATGTTGAGCACGTTTCACGCCGCATTCGTGCGGCATTAACAGGGTTGTTTCAGCCCCTCAAAATACCGTCTCATGCAGCGCCTGCACATCTTCCGCCCCGGGCGGCACGTCGCCGCCGACGGGCGCGCTATCGAGTTCACGGCCGAGGACCTCTCGGCCTCCGCGCAAGCCTACGATCCCGCCAAGCACGAGGCGCCCCTGGTGGTGGGCCACCCCGCCCAGGATGCCCCGGCCTACGGCTGGGTCGGGGCGCTCACCGCCGCCGGCGACGGGCTGGAGGCCACGCCCCGCGACGTGGACGCGGCCTTCGCCGAGCTGGTGCGGGCGCGCCGCTTCGCCAAGATCAGCGCCTCGTTCTACCTTCCCGACACGCCCCAGAACCCCGCCCCCGGCGTGTACTACCTGCGCCACGTGGGCTTTCTCGGCGCCCAGCCCCCGGCGGTGAAGGGGCTGAAGCCCGTCGCCTTCGCGGACGCCGAGGCCGGCGTGGTGGAGTTCTCCGACTGGGCGGCGCGCGAGAACGCCTCGCTGTGGCGGCGCCTGCGGGAGTGGATCATCGCCCGGTTCGGGCTGGAGGCCGCCGACCAGGTGGCCCCCGAGTACGCGATCCAGTCCCTGGAGCCCGTGCTCGAGGCGGGTAGCGCAGGCGCCCCGCCTGCTTATTCAGAGTCAACGACCGCAGCCGAGGCGGCTGCACTACAGGAATCCGTAGGGTGCGCCGCGCGCGCCGAGACCGAAGGAGACGTCATGTCCGCAGAAGAGAAGGCGCGCCTCGCCGCGCTGGAAGCCGAGAACGCCACCCTCAAGGCGAACGCCGCGAACTTCGCCGAGCGCGAGGCCGCGATCGCCGCCGAAGAGGACAAGGCCCGCCGGCGCGAGATCGCCGAGTTCGTCGAGGGCCTGGTCAAGGCCGGGCGCGTGCTCCCCCGCGAGCAGGCCGGGCTGGTCGCCTACATGGATTTTGTGGGGGCGGGCGTTCGTCCTTCGACAGGCTCGGGACGAACGGACGAAGAGGGCGCTCCCACCGTGATCGAGTTCACCGAGGGCACCGAGGTGAAGCAGCTCGCCCCCGACGCCTGGCTGCGCGGGTTCCTCGAAGGGCTGCCGGTGCGGGTGGACTTCTCCGAGCGCGCGGCGGCCGCCGCCGAGGGCGACGCCGTGTCCTACGCCGCACCCGCGGGCTACACCGTGGACGCCGCGCAGCTCGATCTGCACCGCAAGGCCAAGGCGTACCAGGCCGCGCACCCGAACAGCGATTACCTGGCGGCGGTCGCCGCCGTCTCGAAAGGAGCATGACGTGAAACAAGGCACCCCCATCCTAACGCTGACGGTCCCTCTCACCGGCACCGTCGTCGCCAACCGCTTCGTCACCGTCGCCGGCGTCCAAGCCGGCGCGGACCTGAACGCCATCGGCGTCGCGCGCACCGCGGGCGTCTCAAGCGACAAGATCGCCGTGGACGTGCTCGGCACCTGCATGGTGGAGGCGGGCGCAGCGATCTCCGCCGGCGCGACGCTCAAGGTGGACTCCAGCGGCCGTGGCATCACCTGGGCCACCTCGGGCGCCAAGGTGGCGCTGGCCCTGGAGGCCGCCGCCGGCGCCGGCGAGCTGATCGAAGTGCTGCTGATTCCGAACGTCGCCTAAGGAGCGAACCACATGGCCACCCAACTCACCCCCGCCCAGGCCCGGGTCATCGATCCGGTCCTCTCCAACGTCGCCCAGGGCTACACCAACGCCGAGCTGGTGGGCGGCGCCCTGTTCCCATTCGTGCCGGTGCTCCAGCGCGGCGGCAAGATCATCACCTTCGGGCGCGAGGACTTCGAGCTCTACGCCACGGGGCGCGCGCCCGGCGCCAACACCAAGCGCATCCAGATCGGCTACTCCTCCGGAGCCTACGCCCTGGAGCAGCACGCCCTGGAAGGCGTGGTGCCCTTCGAGCTGATGGAGGAGGCGAACGCCGTCCCCGGCATCGATCTCGGCTCGGGCGCGGTGAAGAAGGTGCAGAACATCATCGCGCTGCGCCTGGAGAAGGCGCAGGCGGACTTGGCGACCAATGCCGCCAACTACGCCGCGGCCAACAAGAACGTGGCGCTGGCGGGCAACACGCTGTGGTCGGACGCCACCAACTCCGACCCCATCGCCAACGTCGAGGCGGCGAAGGACGCGATCCGCGCCGCCACCGGGCGCATGCCCAACACGATGGTGGTCTCCGCCAGCACCATGAAGGCGCTGCGGGTGCACAGCAAGATCATAGACCGCATCAAGTACACTGGGCGCGACGTGCCCACGGCGGAGCTGCTGGCGAGCCTGTTCGGCCTCGCCCGCGTGCTGGTGGGCGGCGCGGTGTATCTCTCCCAGGCGGGCGCGATGGGCGACGTGTGGGGCAAGACCGCGGTGCTCGCCTACACCGAGATCTCCGGCATCGCCGACATGGGCGCGCCCACCTACGGCTACAGCTACCGCCTGCGCGGCGCGCCCTACGTGGAGCAGCCCTACCAGGACCGCAACGCGAAATCCTGGGTGTACCCGGTGACCGACGAGGTGGCCCCGGTGATCGCCGGTGCGAGCGCCGGCTTCCTGATCAGCCCGACGGTGGCGTAATGGCCCGGTACACCGCGCTGGCGCCCCTGCAGCTGGAGGGCCGCGAAATCCGCTCCGGCGACGCCTTCGAGGCGGCCCCCGAGACGGGCGACCCACTGGTCGAGGCCGGCCTCGCGCGCAGCGAGGACCACCCCGCCCGGCGTGCCGCCGACACCCCGGCCAAGGGCAAGAAGCCGTAGGGTGGGTTAGCCGGCGCAGCCGGCGTAACCCACCGTGAAGGGTGAATGCGTGAAGGGTGAAGGGTGAGCTACGCGACGCAGCAGGATCTCGTGGACCGCTTCGGTGAGCAGGAGTTGATCGCGCTCACCGACCGCGCCGACCCGCCCGCGGGCGCGCCCGACGCCACGACGGTCGCGAAGGCCCTGGCGGACGCGGACGCGGAGATCGACGGCTATCTCATCGGGCGCTACACCCTCCCGCTGGCCGCGACGCCGAAGATCCTCGTGCTGGCCGCCTGCGACCTCGCCCGCTACCGGCTCTACGAGGACCGGGCCACCGAGCAGGTGCGCCGCCGCTACGAGGACCAGGTCAAGTTCCTGCGTGCGGTGGCCGACGGCAAGATCGCGCTCGGCCCCAGCGCCGGCGGCGACGCACCGGCGCCGTCCTCCGGCGGCCCCCAGGTCGCGGCCCCCGGGCGCGTGTTCACCCGCGGCGACGGCTCCACGCCCGGCTCGCTCGATGACTATTGATGTCCGCCTGAAGGCGAACCTACATGCAACTCGCCCCAGCGATCGCCCGACTCAAGGCCGAGGTGCCGCAACTGCGCATCGTGGGCGGCGCGGCGGACCTGGCGGCGCTGCGCGAGGCGCCCCCGCTGCAACTGCCCGCGGCCTACGTGCTGGCGCTCGCCGAGAGCGCGCGGCCCAACTCGCTCAGCACCGTGGGGGCGCTCATGCTGCGGCGCGCGGTGCGCTTCGCTGTGGTGCTGGCGGCGCAGAACCTGCGCGACCCTCGCGGCGAAGCGGCCCAGGGGGAGCTGGAGGCGCTGCGCGCCGCGGTGCTGGGCGCGCTACTCAACTGGCAGCCCACGGACGATCACGACCCGGTGGAGTTCGCCGCCGGGCGCCTGCTCTCGCTGGCGGACCAGGTGCTGTGGTGGCAGGACGAGTTCGTGACTGCCGACTATCTGCGGATGCCGTAATCAGTGGCCAGTGGTCAGAAGCGTCCGACAGATTTGATGGGTACCGGCTCGAAAGCTCGGACTGGTGCGGCTCTCATGAGGTGTCAAGGTGTTAACGACTTGAACGGCCAATGG